GCCGTTTACGACGGCGACGAAATCGACGTGTATCCGTGGAACAACCCGGACATCGACATTCCGATTCAAAACTACAACGGCGTGAGCCTCTATACCCTAGACGAACTGGATGTGTACCCCCATGGTTGATCAGAACTCTCTTTTCGGCGGCATGCTGACGACGCTGGGCGCCAATAAGAAAACCAACTGCGACGCTCTCGGCATTCCGTGGGAGCCGCGCTATATGCTGATCGGCGACGCCAATGGCACCGACCCCGTGCCCAACCCGTCACAGACCAGACTGATCAATCAGCGCTACCGCGCGCAACTCAACCAGTTACGCGTGTCTCCCACTGACAGCAACGTGCTGATCGCTGAGCTGGTACTGCCACCGGATGTCGGGGGCTGGTGGATTCGTGAAGCGGCGCTTGAAGATAAAGACGGTGTTTTCTCTGCCGTGGCCAACGTCGCGCCGAGTTACAAGCCCCTGCTCGCCCAGGGCTCCGGCCGCAATCAAGTGCTACGGATGCACATCATCATCAATGGCACGTCGAACATTCAGTTGAAGATTGACCCGTCGGTTGTACTGGCCACGCGGAGCTATGTCGACGAGGAAATACTGGAGGTGCTCCCGTCAGACAAGGTTGCCGGCACCTATACCAAAGTCACGATCAACGCTCGCGGCGTTGTGCAAAGCGGCTCTAATCCAACCACGCTGGCCGGTTATGGCATCACCGACGCGTTGACCACTTCGGGCGGCGACGTTACCGGCAATATCCGCATGTTTAACGGCAGCAGCCTTGATGTCATCGCAGCCGCCGTGCCGTCCTGGGAAGGCGGTGTGCATGCGCGAAGCAACGCCAGTGACCGCCCTGTTTTGGGAGGCTTGGGTGCATGGGGGAATAACAACTCTCTCAACTGCGTCTACATGGGCCTGGGCCAGACCCCGTGGGCCACCGGTACGGGTAGCGGGGTGCGGGTCACGTCGACAGGGGTCTATGTCGAGGGCGTGCTGTATGGCAACGGTGGCGGCCTCTCGGCCCTGAACTGGTCAACGTTGATCGGCACGCCGACCTCGCTGGCCGGTTACGGGATTGGCATAGCCAGTCAGGCAGAGGCCGAGACTGGAGCAGACACCAACAAGCCCATGAGTGCGCTGCGGGTGTTCCAGGCGATCAACGCCAAGGTGATACAAGCAACTGAAAGCGTATTAGGGCTGGTACGAATCGCCAGCCAGATGGCCGTCAACACGGGAACGGACGACAGCACGGCCGTGACCCCCAAGAAGTTGCGTGCAGGTGTTTCGATGATGATCGGCGTAAACGGCTACATCGCGCTTCCGACGTGGCTGGGTGGCTTGATTCTGCAATGGGGCTTACTCACCGATATTCCTCAAGCTTCAGCGGGCCTCGGTGACGTCGGGCCTGTTCGCGATGTGTCCTTTCCTGTGGCCTTTCCGAACGCGGCCTTGCGTGTGTTTGCCTGTATGGACTTCACGACCATGTCGACGACAGGCGCTTTCGCCCCGGGAGCGCTCATCATTTCCAAGTCGGTACTTAGGCTGCAAAACAACTACACAGCATCACCGGGACGAATCTCCTGGTGGGCCATTGGAAACTGAGGGCAATCATGTCAATTTTTTATCACGCGGCAACCCGCAGCTTTTTCAACACTGTCACCCACTCAGTCAAAAACATTCCCGCAGATGCCGTGGAGATCTCCCGAGACCTGCACGCTGACCTGCTCGCAGGTGAAGCAGCTGGCAAAACAATCCAAATCGGCGGGGATGGGCAGCCCGAACTTGTCGAAACCGAAGTTGATCCGCAAGCGAAGTTGATGCTGGAGCGTGCATGGCGAGACGCTGAAATTGTCCGGGTGACCTGGTTACGTGATCGCCATAGAGATGAAATCGAGTTGGGCGCACCGACGACAATTACCGGTGAGCAATATTCCGAACTGCTGGCTTACATTCAGGCACTGCGAGACTGGCCGGCCCATTCGGACTTCCCCGATACGCTGACTCGGCCCGCCGCCCCGGCGTGGATCGCTGGCGCCTTCTGAATCCCCGCCCAACCCTGTACTGACCCCGCCTACAACCCTGCGCGCTCGCCCATCCGGCGCGCGCGCGGCAGCCTGTGCACTGTCATCCCATTTACTGCGCAGGCAAAACCATGGCCGATTATCTTCACGGCGTGCGGGTGCTCGAACTCAACGACGGCACCCGCCCCATTCGCACCATCCCCACCGCTGTTATCGGCATGGTCTGCACGGCCGACGATGCCGACGCCACCGTTTTTCCTTTTGATACCCCGGTGCTGCTCACCAATGTGCAGACCGCCATCGGCAAGGCCGGTGTGAAAGGCACCCTGGCGGCGAGCCTGCAAGGTATCGCCGACCAGACCCGGCCTTACACCATCGTCGTGCGCGTCAAGGAAGGCGCCACCGAGGCAGAAACCAACAGCGCCCTGATCGGCACCACCACCGCCGACGGCAAATACACCGGCATGAAAGCCCTGCTCGCTGCCAAGGCCAAGGTCGGTATGGTGCCGCGCATCCTCGGTGTACCAGGCCTCGACAGCCAACCGGTGGCCACCGCGCTTGTGAGCGTCGGACAACAGCTGCGCGCCTTCTGCTACGTCAGTGCCTGGGATTGCAAAACCAAGGAAGAAGCCGTCGCCTACCGCGAAAACTTCGGTGCCCGGGAGGCCATGGTGATCTGGCCAGACTTCCAGAACTGGGACACGGTCACCGATGCCACCGTGAAGGCCTCAGCGGTCGCGCGTGCCCTCGGTTTGCGCGCCAAGATCGATCAGGAGGAGGGCTGGCACAAGACCCTGTCCAACGTCGCCGTCAACGGCGTCACCGGGATCAGCGCCGATGTGTTCTGGGATCTGCAAAACCCGGCCACCGACGCCAACTACCTCAACGGAAACGAGGTCACCACCCTGATCAACGAAGGTGGCTTCCGCTTCTGGGGCAGCCGCACGTGCAGCGACGATCCGCTGTTTGCTTTCGAGAACTACACCCGCACCGCGCAGATCCTCGCCGACACCATGGCCGAGGCGCAGATGTGGGCTGTGGACAAGCCCATGCACCCGTCCCTGGTGCGCGACATGATCGAGAGCATCAAGGCCAAATTCCGCGAGATGGTCGGCAGCGGCTACTTGATCGGCGGCGACTGCTGGTACCCGGAAGAGATCAACGACAAGGACACCCTCAAGGCCGGCAAGCTCTACCTCGATTACGACTACACGCCCGTGCCGCCGCTGGAAGACCTGACCCTTCGCCAGCGCATCACCGACCGCTACCTGATCCAGTTCGCCAGCAAAGTGAACGCCTGAACCGGCGCGCCCTTGCGGGGGCGCCCGTACCCCGGAGACAACCGCTATGGCCATGCCTCGCAAGCTCAAAAACATGAACCTGTTCAACGACGGCAACACCTACCAGGGCGTTGCCAAGAGCGTCACCCCGCCGCCCCTCGGCCGCAAGATGGAAAGCTACCGGGGCGGCGGCATGAACGGCCCGGTCAAGGCGGACCTCGGGTTCTCCGATGACGGCATCCAGTTCGAATGGAAGACCGGCGGGCTGGATCTGATCGCGCTCCGACAGTTCGGCAGCGTCAACGCGTCCGGCGTGCAACTACGCTTCGCGGGCTCATTCCAGCAGGACGACACCGGCGAAGTCAGTGCCGTGGAAATTGTCGTGCGCGGCCGTCACGAAACTATCGAGATGGGCGACGCGGCACCCGGCGAAGACACCGAACACAGCATCACCACCACCTGCTCCTACTACAAGCTCATTGTCGATAACGAAGACATCATCGAAATCGACTTGCTCAACTTCATCGAGAAGGTCAACGGCGTGGACATGCTGGAAAAACAGCGCTCTGCCATCGGCCTCTGATCCAACTTCAACCCTGACCACCGGAGCATTCCATGGAAACTGAAAACGCCACCGAAACCCTGCCAGCCGCCGACGACAACACCGTCCTCCTCGATACGCCGATCCTGCGCGGCAAGAATCAGATCGACAGCCTCACCCTGCGCAAACCACAGTCCGGCGAGCTGCGCGGCGTCCACCTGGTGGACCTGCTGAACCTCGATGTCGGCGCCCTGCTCAAGGTACTGCCACGCATCACTTCACCATCCATCACCGCACCGGAAGCCGCCGGCATGGACCCGGCCGACCTGCTCGCCTGCGGCAACAAGGTCGCCCATTTTTTGTTGCAGAAGTCGGTGAGGACGGACGCCTCCCTCGTTGCGTAGAGGACGCCATGGCCGATCTGGCCGTGGTCTTTCACTGGGCGCCGGCTGACATGGACCAACTGGGCCTGCAAGAACTGATGGACTGGCGCGAGCGCGCCAGGGTGCGGAGTGCCACCGATGGCGAATGATTTAAAACTTCAGGTACTGCTCAACGCCATCGACCGCGCGAGCGGCCCCCTGAAGGCCATCGACAAGGGCAGCATCGGCGCTGCCCGTGCACTCAAGGACGCCCGCGACCGCCTCAAGGAACTCAACGCGCAGCAGAAAGACGTCAGCGCCTGGCGTACCCAGCGCGCTGCTGCCGAGCAGACCGAAACCGCCCTCACCTCCGCTCGCGACAAAGTCCGAGCGCTCAGCCAACAGTTTGCTGCCACCGGTGTTCCGACCAAGGCCATGGCCAAGGACTTCCGTACGGCCGTGCGCGAAGCACAGCGGCTCAAGGAACAACACCAGCAGCAGTCCGAACAGTTGCAGACCCTGCGTTCGAAGCTGTACGGCGCCGGGATCAGCACCAAAGACCTCGGCACGCATGAGCGTCAGCTGCGCGAGCAGATCAGCGCCACGAATGCGAGCATCAGCGAACAGGGGCAGCGGCTGGTCGCGCTCAATGCTCAACAGAAACGGATGGCTGCCGAGCGCAACAGGCTGGCAAAGACCCAAAGCCTTGCCAGCGACATGGCCGTCAACGGGGCCGCCGGGTTGGGCGTGGGTTATGCCGCGAGCCGCCCGCTGGCAAAAATGGTCGGCGCCTTTGCACCGAACGAAGACTCAGCTACACAGCTGAAAGTCTCGATGATGGACAACACCGGCAAGGTGGCCGAGGACTACCAGAAGATCACCGACCTGGCGACGCAACTCGGCGACCGCCTACCAGGTTCCACCGCCGACTTTCAGAACATGATGACCATGCTGCGGCGCCAAGGTATCAGCGCGCAAAGCATCCTCGGCGGCACCGGTGAAGCCGCCGCGTATCTCGGCGTACAACTGAAGATGCCCGCCGAAGAAGCCGCCGAGTTCGCAGCGAAAATGCAGGACGCCACGCAGACATCCGAGAAGGACATGATGTCGTTGATGGACACCATTCAGCGCGGCGTTTATGCGGGCGTTGATCCCGGCAACATGCTGCAGGGGTTCAGCAAGATTGCACCGGTGATGGACACCATCAAAAAGTCTGGACTCGACGCTGCGAAGGAACTGGCCCCGCTGCTGATCATGATGGATCAGCAAAGTATGGAAGGCGGCGCCGCCGGTAACGCGTTCCGCAAGATATTCCAGGCCGGACTCGACAAGGACAGCGTGAGCAAAGCCAACAACGTCGCCAAGTCCACCGGTAAAGATGTGTCGTTCAAGTTCACCGACGACCAAGGCAACTTCGCAGGTCTGGAAAACCTCTACGCCCAAATCGAAAAGCTGAAAGCGTTCAACGACGAAGATCGCAGGAAAATCACCAAAGAGCTGTTCGGTGATGACGCGGAAACGATGACGACCTTGAACACCATGATGAACAAGGGGCTGGCGGGTTATCAGGAAGTGCAGCAAAAGCTGCAAACCCAAGCGACCTTGCGCATGCGTGTCAACGAACAACTCGGCACGCTGACCAACGTCATGGAAGCCGCCGAAGGCAGCTTCACCAATGCCATGGCCGAATTCGGAGCCGCCGTCGCGCCGGAACTGAAAGAGCTGATCAATACGCTCGGCGAGATCGCGAACAAGGTA